GTGCGCGGATTGCGCACATAGGGCAGCAGCGAATCGACCTTGCGGTATTCGATGTTCAGGGTTTGGGTCATGGAAAGCAAAAACCCGCCACGAAGGGCGGGTCATCAAAGGGTGGTAACTCGGTTCAGGTGGTAACCGGGGTGGTAACTGGTAACCCTGGTAACCTCATTTTGCGATCGGACGCTAGCGAAATGCCGGGCTGTCGCCCCCCGCATGGGATTTTGCACAGGAAGGACCCGTCGAATTTCTGTCCGGACAACGATGCAGGCACGTTGCCCGCACCTCTGTCCAGATCATGGCGCAAAGATACTGAAAATCCCCCTCTGATGTAACACCCGGTTTTCGCCAGGTTCCGGCAAATCGCCGCATCAGCCATCACTGTCCGGCAATATTGCTCAATATTGCTACTTCGCCTTCATGCCGGCATTGAGGTGGTCGGTCACCTTCAGTAAGGCCTTCTGCCAGTGCCGCCACGCCGTCATCCGGCAGCAGCCGACACGACGGCAGATGTCGCGCCACTCGTAGCTCTTGGCACGCATCCACACCAGATGCCGCTGCTCGACCTCCAGCCACTGCACCCATCGCATCGTCTCCATCATCCGTTCGATGGCCTCGGGGGTTGGCGGGAGTGGCCGGTACTCGTACTCCTTGTCGTCGAAGCCTTCCCATCCATCGCGCACGAAGGCAGGCCATACGTTGAAGTAGCCCTGCACCCTGACCCGGGGCAGTCGCCGTCCCGTCTCGGCGGCCTCGGCAAAGCGAGCTGCCACGTCGTCGATTGTCCAATCATTCATGGCCGCACAACTCCAGAAGGCGTTGCGGTGAGATCGGTGGCGGCGGGCTATCCTGTGCGTAGAGCCAGGGTTCCACGGCCTCTCGAAGCGCAAAACAATCGATACCAAGCGCTGCAGCAACAGATGCGTATGCACCATCAGCGGCTTGAGCTGCAGCTGCAGTCCAGACAGCGTCCATTGCGGAGTCCTTCTCCACCGTATCGAAAAACAGCAGATTCCACACACGCCTAGCCTCGTCCGCAATGTCGCACCAGTGCCAGCGACCATAGTCGATCATGTATTCATGCAATGCTTCTCCGGTGTCATAAGCAATGGCACGGCCGTCAAGTCTGTTGGACAGCATCCGGGACAATTGCATCAACAGGCTTCTTTCGCTTCTTGTAGTCATGATTGCTCCTTACCGCCCGTACAGGCGTTCTCCAAGCCGTCGCACGAATTCACGCTCGACAAAATCCAACCGTTTGTCCTCTTCGGACACCACGAGAATGTGTTGGTCGCGCCAACCCTGACGTTTGATGCTCTCCGGATCCTCTCGGGAAGAACTTCGATCGAGAGGGCAGTGGTAGCGGTATTGCGGAATCTTCATGGCGTGCTTCCTCAGATGGCCCACTTGGGGCGAAAGCCGTTGGGCAGGCAAACGATGTCACTATCCCGTTGCTTCTGGAGTTGGCGCAACAGTTCCTCCCGGCGGGCATGGAAAGATCGGGCAGCAAGGCCTGCGACATCGGCCCAGGCCTGACGGTTGATGGCCTGACGCTCGGCGCGTGTCAGTGCGATGGCATGTGCCTTGACCGCAGGGAAAGACGCTTGTTGCAGGCGCTGCAGTTGTCGTTCGCACTCGATGAAGTAGCACCGGGCCTGCCGACCGCGTGGTGTGCGTTCGACCATTGCCAGTTCCTTGGCCATGTCGAGCGTGAGGACATACTGGTCGACGGTTACATTGCGGATGCTGCCCATGTGGGGGACTTGTTCCACTATTTGGTGGAGCAAGTAGTCCGATTCGAGCTCGAACCCATACCTGCGGATTCGTCTCTTGATCCAGGTCGAGAAGTCCTGCTGCGATTCAAGAAACTCATGCAGTAGTCGTGCATCCACCATCTGTGCCATCTGCCCGTTGATTTGGGTGTGCGTTACTGGAATCAGTTGCATCCTGTTCATCTCACACCTCCTGTGTCTCGATGGCCCAGTGCAGCAATGCTAGGGCATCGGCTTCGTTGTCGTCGGCAGGCTGGTGACCGCGTGCCCGGACGGCTGCCACCATCTCGTCCTTGCTTGCGTTGCCCTTGCCGGTCGCGTGCTTCTTGATCGTCCCGACCGGTACGCCCTGGTACGGGATCTGGTGGTGCTCGCACCATGCCGTGAGCGTGGCCAGAAATCCGCCGTAGGCGTGGGCCGCATCGGTCGAGACATGACGGCGCACCTCCTCGAAATACAGGCAGTCGATGCCGTCGCAGGTTTGCTTGATCTCGGTGAGCCAGCGCTTGAAGCGCAGAAAGCGCATGCCACCGCCTTCGAAGCGTTGCGGCCGGAAGCTCTCGGATCCGCTCGTAATGTGGCCGTCGCTGCCGCGCAGCGCCCAGCCGGTGGTGGTGCCCAGGTCCAGGGCGATGATGGTCGTGGTCATGGTGTCAGTCCTTGTTTGGAGCAGGTCTGACGCAGCCGACACAGAATGTCGAAACCTTCCGTGAGGCGCGCACGCGCACACGCGTATACGGAGTTACGACAAACAGCGTCAGCTGCGTCAGACACCAGGTTTTTCATGGGGATCAGCTGTCCGCGTAAGGGGTGTAGGCAGGCGTCGGCGGATGCTTGAGGCCGATGCCCTGAAACCCGCGCACCCCTGTGCTGTTGCGCCACTTCTCCATGCCTCGGGTAATGAGCAGATCGGAGAAGCGGCGTTGCGCGCCGACGAATTCACCGGCCGCCTCGGCCCATTGTTTCCAGTCGTTGAAGAGTTCGGCGGTCAGCGACTTGGCGTTGGGCTCGCGCACGCAGCGCTCGTCGAGCCAGCGACCCAGTGCGTCTTCAGCTTCGAAATATTCCTCGGTGGCTTCCACCACGCGCTGCGGCGGATCGAGTCGTCCATGACGCTGCCAGTCCAGACACCCTTGAACCGCCCAGGCCAGGATGCCGTCACGCTCGGCCAGCAATTTCTGCTGGAGATGCTTGTCGCGACGCTCGGGCGGCACGGTGATGGTGAACGGGATCAGGTGCAGTCGCCGCTTCATTGCCTCGTCGATGTTGCGAATGGCCGGCTTGTGGTTGCCCGCGACGAACAACTTGAACTGCGGGAAGAACTCGAAGAAGTCCTGGCGCATGAAACGCGCGGAGATCTTGTCGCCGCCTGTGAGGTTCTTGAGCTTCGATTCTGCCCAACGCCGTCCCTGCTCGGTCTCGATGGCCGCCACGAAGCGTGCGCCGCGCAGGCCAGCCATGTCTGTCGGGTGCCGGTCGGTGCGCGTCTCCATGAAGGTGTCCATGGGCGCGTTGGTCGCGTAGTCGCCGAGAATGGTGGCCAGGGTATTCACGAACACCGACTTGCCGTTCGCGCCCGTGCCGTAGAGGAAAAACAGGGCATGCTCCTGTGTCGAGCCGGTCAGCGCGTAGCCCACCATCCGCTGCAGATAAGCCTGCAACTCCACGTCACCGCCCGTGACTTCATCGAGGAAGCGTCGCCAGGTCGGGCACTCATTGCCACTGAGGCCTCCCGGTGTGGCCGTGGTGATCTTGGTCATCCGGTCAGCACGGTCATGTGGACGCTGGCGGCCGGTTCTCAGATCGACGACGCCGCCCGGGGTATTGAGCAGCCAGGGGTCGGCATCCCACTCGTCGGTGGTTGCCGCATGCCTGCGATCCGCCCTGGCCAACCGTTCCACGCCACCGACCGTACTCGAACTGGCGAGTTTGGCGGCCACCTTGGGGTTGTCGGCGCGCACGGCGGCATGCCGGCACACGCTGCGGATCAGGTCGGTCGCGGCCAGCGTGTCCTCGGTACGCCAGCGATTGCCGTCCCACACCAGCCAGCGCCCCCACCCGGCGACGTAGCGCCAGTCGCGGTGATAGCGCCGGGTGAAGGCCAGCGCGAGCGCGTCCTCCGTTCCCCACACCGACTCGTCACTGCTGACGACGGGTTCAGCCTCATCGGCCACGTCGTGCATCTGCAAACGCGGGCCATGCGCGAGAAATCCAGCGACGTCAAAACCCTCGGCAATGGCATCGGCCGCATCCCAGCCGTCCGCCGCCTCCTCGGGCGGGTACAGGATGAAGCAGGACTTGGCTCCGGCCGACAGGATGGCTTGTGCCGCCTGTGTCGCATACTCCCAACCCGGCTTGTCGCGATCAGGCCAGATCAGTACGGCCTTGCCGGCCAGGGGCGTCCAATCGGTTTTCTCGACCGGGGCGTTCGCGCCGTGCATCGCGGCGCTCGCGACGATGCCGATATCGATCAAGGCCTGCGCGCATTTCTCGCCCTCGACCAGAACGACCTGGCTGGCCGAGGCCATGCCCGGCTGGTTGTAGAGCGGGCGGGGATCGGGCGGCGCCATCTTGCGTCGTCTGGCGTCCCAGGGGCGGAATTCCTTCTTCCGCCCGGGCGGGTCGTAGCGATACACCACGGCGATCAGCTTGCCGGCGGCATCGTGGTAATCCCACTTCGCCGTGGCCGGGCCGAGGTCGTCGGTCGGTGCTTCACGACGTCCCCGCTTTGGCGGCAAGGCCGGCGCGCGACCGAGGATGTCGTTGGCCCCCTCTAGAACCCGCGGGAAATCGGCCTGCACATCGAGTCCCAGGTTTCCGGCCAACAGATCGAAGATGTCGCCCCCGCTGCCCACGGCGCGGTCCGTCCACAGGCCGGACTTGTCGCCATCAAGCACCACCTCGAGACTGTCTCCCGGGCTGCCGAGGATGTCACCGATCAGAAAGCGGCCCTTGCGCTTCCGACCTGCCGGAAACATGGCGGACAGCACTGACTCCAGCCGCCCCAGCAGCGCCGCCCGGATTTCCTCCCGACCGGCATCCATGCATGATGGCGTGGGTTCGCCGGTCTCGTTGAAGTCAAGCATGTGCGGTCACCCCGGCGTTTGTGGATCGGGGTAAGCGCCGGGACTGTTTCACAGGAACCCAGAGCTTTTCTTCGTCGACCAGATAACCGGATCGGACGGCCACCATGCGGACGAAATCCGCCTCGATGCCCAGCAGTTCACACCAGAAATCCAGCCGCCTGCTCGCCAGGAAGCGCCGGGCATCATGCCGGTCGCGATCATCCCGTTCGTGACAGTCGGCGATTGCCTGCACGATCACGGCAATCACCAGTCGTGCCTCGGGCATGTCCTCCATGCCTTCCATCAACTTGCGGGTCAGGACGCGACTGACCATGCCGATATGCACCTTCGGTGCGGGCGGCGACCAGCGCAGCCGACGACCGTCGGCAGTGGTTTTGAAGCGGGTATCCGAATAGTTCGTGGTCATGCATTTCTCCAGCAGCGGTCTTGCCAGGCGCACATGCGGCATTCGAAGTGCGTCGGGTCGTTATAGGAACGGGGTAGCTGTTCGCCGGCATCGGTGGCCGCGATGAGTTGGGCGGCGCGGTCGGACAGGCGCTGGGCCAGTCCGCCATCAAACGGCACCAGTTCGGCGTAGATCTCCATCGTGTCGGCATTGACCGCCGTGAAGAGCGCCGGATGCTCGTGAAGTTCGAGATAAGCCTGATAGACGGCGACCTGCGCGGCATAGACCGGCTTCGAAACCGCCAGGCGATGCTTCTCCAGGTCGCGCCACGACTTGCCGCCGAGGCACTTGTTTTCCCAGAGACAGGGATAGTCAAAGCCCTCGGGGCCACCAACGATGACGCCATCGATGTGCCCCTGCAGCCGGCCGTCCAGCAGCGAGAATCCGAACTGCTCGCCATTGCGGTCCAGTGTGCGCAGATCGAACCCTGCCGCGCGCAGCCAGCCGGTCATGCAGTCTTCGGTGACATGACCCCGCTCGAAAATCCGCAGAATGTGGCCCGGGGTCTCGCGGCCGTAATCCACCGGCGCCCCGACGAATTCGAACTGCAGTGCCCGACCGCAGGACACGCCGAGGCGCGATGCACCCAGATAGCTGCGCTGCCCCTCGCGCTGCCGCCGCGCCTGCAGGCCGGCATCGATGAGGGCCGTCACGCGGCCGGAGAGCGAGGCCGTGGAATTGAAATCCATCATGGCGCGTTCTCCCAGGGCAGGTCATCCTTCAGATCCGAGAACGCATTGCTTTCGGGAACCGGAAGGCCGCGAATCGGAGGCTCGCGGGTCGCTTCGTGATGCTCGATCATCGCGTCCGAATAGCAGGACACGATCGCATCGATGACGCGCAGGGCTTCCTTTTCCGAGTAGTCGCCCAGCGGTTTCGTGAAGCCGATCTCGCCGGCCGCTTCGCCGAAGGCCTTGAGGCACTTTCTCATGGCGGCGATCTCCGCATCAGAGGGATCGATCATGAGTGCCTCCTGCTTCGATGGATCCGAGGCAAGCCAGGAACCGTAGAGTCGGTGAAAAATGTCCTGACAGCGGCGGCTGCAGAACACCCAGTCGAGGGGATAGCGCCGGGGGTCGGCAATCCTGAAACGGCCATCCGAATGGCCGAACCCCCGGGCCTGTCGGGAACAGACCCAGCATTTCACGTGTCCTCCCGCTACTGTGCCCAGGCCGGCTTGCCGGCGACTGCGGGACGCGCGGTCGGTGCCGCCGCTGGTGGCGGGTAGGACGCTGGCGAAGCCGGAGCAGCAGCCCTGGGGACTCCGCCCATATGCGCGGCATAGTCCTTGTGGTCGGGCTCGATGACCTGGCCGAGGATGTTGCGGTCCTCGCCCTTGGCATCCTTCTCGATCTCGACCTTGGCGAGAAACTCGATGCCATCGAGTTCGGAGAAGTCACGGATGCGCCGGGCGCCAGCGGCTTGAGGACTGTTGTCCTGGGGCTGGATGTTGCGGGAACTGTTGAGCAGTGCCCGGATGAAGGTACGGCCCATGTTGCCCCAGGTCGGCCCCTTGCTGCTGTACAGGCCGATGTTGCCCCACATCTTGCGGCGAGCGTGTGGCCCTTCGAGGACGACGGACTCGGTGGCCAGATAGACGGCGCCCGTGGTCGGCGACTGCGTGGCGTAGCCGCCAGTCCAGCCCTGGGTGTGGTCGTCATGGCCACCTGGCTTGATGGTCATGCGCACCTTGACGATGGATCCCTTGGGAATCAGGTCGAAGGATTGCTGTTGCTCGGCATCGTTGAAATCGTTCCAGGTATTCGTGTTCATTTGCTGCTCCTTGTCTTGGCTTCCTTTTTGGCGGTGACGCCGAGGGATTTGCTGATCTTGGTGGCGGTGGTACGGAGGGCAGCGATGTCCTTCTTCAGTTGAAGGACGCGTTGCTCCAGTTCGCCGTAGTGGTGGCGCAGCCAGGTGTTCTCGGCCTGGATGCGCTTGATCGTGGCCTTGACGCCTTGCTCGTAGCGCTCGAATTCGACGATCGAGATGGTTTCGCGGGTCACGATGTCACCCCCAGGCATTTGCGGATGAGCTTGCCCAGATCGGGTTCCTCGATGGCATCGAGTCGACCGCTGCGGTCCTTGCTCGGAAAACCGTAGGGGTTGTCGGCCCGGGTGACGAAGGCCCGGTAGGGCGTGCCGTCATCGGCCTTGAGGACAGCCAGCGTGATGACCTCGTCCAGTACACCCGGCAGTTCGAGCGCGGTCTTGCTGCCCTCCAGTTGCAACTGGGTATAGCGCCTGTTGAAGTCGTCCGTCTTTTCCTCGAGGATGGCGACGTAGATCACGTGCTTGTCGCGCACATGCTGCAGGTGCGTGAGCGCCGCGATCATTTCCTGACCGAGTAGTCCGTATGCGCCCCGGTTGTCGGCCTTGCCGGTTTTTTCGGAAAACGCCTGCGGCTGGGTCTTGCACCAGGCCAGGCACAGGCGGGAGAGCACCGTCAGGCTGTCGACGAAGTAGTACTCGTACTTCGCCAGTTGTGCCGGGTCACCATAGTTCTCGCAGACATGCCGGTAGTGCGCCTCCGAGAATGCCTGCTCGGCGGTGGCGGTCGGCATCGGCCCGGCGAGGAAGACGACCAGATCGCGAAACTCGGTCCAGGTGCGTGGCCGCACGGTGTCGCCTGGCCAGTCCTTGACGGACAGGTCGCCGGCCTCGAGATCGACGAACAGCGTCGACTCCGGCGGCAGATGCCGCAACTGCGTGGTCTTGCCGACGCCGGGAGGTCCGACGAGTCCGATCTTGGCCGAGTGGCGTTCACGCATGCGCGCTTCGGCAGAGATGATTGGAAGTGCCATCACGCGGCCTCCTTCAGAACGGTGTGAAAAACTGAGAGATCCAGACCGGTGTGCGCTTCGATGACAGCCAGGGCATTTATGATCGCGTCCTGCTCCGATAGCCCCGTGGCTCGTCCCAGTGCGACGTGTCGATCCAGGATGGTTTGGACGTAGCGTTGCATGCCGTCCCCCGAGTTCAAGCCGAGACCGTCGTGGAATTCGGCCATCAGCCTCGTCAGGTATTGGTGTGCACCGAGTCGCGAACGGCCATACCCATCGGGTGCCACTCTCGCGAGAGGCAGGAACTGGACGAAGTTGGCGATCTCGGTGATCGGCGCGATGAACACCTCGCCGAAATGTCGGGTGTGGTCGAATTGCCGTTTGACAGCACGTTCGATCTTCCCGTAGTTGAAGGCTGGACGGGTCACCATGCAGCGGGAGGGCTTGACACCCCAACGACGGGCTTCCCGTTGATGCGTGCTCAGCCGTTCCGGGAAATTGGCCGTTGCGCCGATCTTGGTGTGGCCATTGGCATAGCTCAGCAGATAGACGTAGCCGACGTCAGGGGCTTCATCGATACGGTCGCGCCATTCGATGGCGTCTTCCAGTGTGCCATCGTGCAGCCAGACGGTCCTGATGGGAAATACGGGTTCGAAGATCATTGCTGGCTCCCTACGGAATCGATGCAGGCGATACGGAAGACCGCCTTGCCAGCCTTGACCGTGCGGGCGTCCTTGAAGGGTTGCTTGAGGGTTTCCGGCCAGGCGTTGAAGCGGGTTTCCGGCACCGAGAACTCGACATCGATGTACTGGTCGGGTTGATCGCCGCTGGCGACGATG